CGTACTCCCAACCCCAATCCTATTACAGTAAGACTATAGCTACATCAGAGTCAATGGAGAACCCATCAACCAAGTGTGTCGCTAGCAATACTGGTAGGAAACATGGTCGCCAGGCGGCTAGTTCTGGTAAGGAGGAGATCCTAGTCCAGAGTAGCCAAGCCCCCAGCCCTAGAGACCAAAGGGCTGTTCTTGTCATTAAACATCAGGTCTCGGCAGCTGAGAAGAGTGAGGCCGAGGCCCGGTATGGTGCAATCATAAACTTTAAGTGGACCGATGAGTTGGTAGTCGGCCACCCAGGTTTGCGGCTTGAGAGAGCCATTGGAGAGCGATTGGTGTTCTGGCTTGCCAAGAAGGCAAGTAGGGTTACTGCATCCGACACTTGTGTGGATGTTGGAGGTCACCCTAAGTCAACAGAACATTTTTGGCCCCCCGGTAAGTTGCACAGCCTATGCCCAGTTCTTGATCCCAAAGATGCCTTAAGGGCCTTTGGGAATCTCGGCGTTGTTCGTAATATGTGTACACACAAGCTGTCTGAGTGTGATTGTGATGCCTTGGCTAAATCTGGTATCATGGTCACTATCCACAGCTTGTATTATCTGAAGCCTAGTGAGATATGTTCATGGTTGAACTTATCGCCTAGTTTTCCGCGTGTGTGTTATGCACTTGTTCATGATTTTGGTTCCGCCAGTCATGGGCAGTTTACGTATCAAGGTCGGGTTGAGGCGAACTGGGAGAGGAGTAATGGCATGATTAAAATGGAAACAGCGGGTGATATAGGTCCTTATGTGCATTCGGACTTGAGTGTCCTACGGGATGGGTATTGGGGTGCGTATAATGGTACTGAGTGTGTTCAGGCTATGGCATGGACAATCGACTTTGTTGTCGGTAATTCTCGTATCTATAAGTTTGTTGCGTGCCCACCCAGTGTCATACCTCGGCAACCCTTCCTAACTTTTAGGCAGGCATTGTCTACGACCTTTTCTAGTGGCATTGTTGATATGACAGGACTGACTGCCGTACATGATAGTGCCTTGAAAGGTGAGGTTGACGTATCTTTTCGAGATTGGGATGTCCGGTGTAGTGCCGGCAATCTTCTCGTTGTAACGTCTAAGCAGTCCCAGAGTGTCACTATACCGATTAAAATGTTAAATCGTTTGATATCTTTTATGCACGGTCGGCCTCGCGACCCGGCATCTTATAAGATGCTGTGCACTGAGGCCTACCATGACCTAGCCCGCAAGTCTGAATCTGGTCTCGACACGTCCCCCGAGATTATGCCAATAGTTATTCGATTGGCGTACCTCGCTGGACTGGAGTCTGAGACCAATACACTCTTGCAGATACAATCACAGAAGAGCAGGATTTTGGTCTATAATAGGCTACTACTATTTGATTACCCTTGGATACTCAGATTTGGTAGGTACTGCTTGCCTTTGTTTTGTGTCTTGCTGCTTGCATTTGCGTCCCATCTCGACTTGGTTGACTTTAAGCTGTTTTTGATATGTGCCCTCGCAATTTATGCGTTTGCATTTAGTCGCCAAGCCGCAGTTTTTGGTGATGTGTGGTCCACTGTTAGTAGAAAGAGATATACGGTTCGTGTCCGTAGGTTTCTTGATGCGATATTCTCTTATATTCCGTGGCACCTATTTTGGCTGGATAGTCCAGTCGATATGTTAGATGTTTGTATGCGTGGCCGGCCCTTACGTAGTTTACGAGCTGGGGCTGTTATTTCCATACCGAGCGACACGTGTTGTGTACCACACTTCGCATGTCGTTTACTCGGTCTGGGAGTATTGACAAGGCCATGTATCACTGCCCGTACGTGTACCCATAATGAAATTGTGGCTGTTAGAAATAGAGCTGCATTCGTTGTGGATATTCCTGAGCCAGGTGTTTGGGCTCAGGCATTCGGTAAATTATTACGGGTTGTCCGGGTATACGCTTTATCTAGTGGTTTTAAGTTGGTGGTTTATGCAACATCATATTTTGAATGGGTGCAGCATTTTAACTCCCGACGTCGTAAGCTCCTGGATAAGCGTTATGAGGTTATGCGTGGCGTCTGTCCTAATTGGAAGTCGCCTAGCAAATCCTTCGTTAAGGTTGAATTATTGCCGAAGTGTTCAGAACCTGATTATGATCCAGATTTTGACCCTAGATTGATTCAGGGTACGCATCTGGATACCCAGATACTCACTGGTCCGTGGATATATGCATTTTCGTGCTATCTCCATGAAGTTTTGTTCACTCCGACAAGTCGCATCTGTTATGCAGCTGGTATGTCACTGGCCGGTCTTGGCCAATGGTTTACTCGCGCGATTCAGTTAGCCCGCGGCGCCAGCGGTAACTTTTTCTGCTACGTTTCGGACATGTCTCGATTTGATGGAACTATACCCGTGGCTGCATTACTCGAGGAGATACGATTTTATAAGTTGTTTCATGCCCCGAATGATGTGCTACGTGTGTTGAAGCACCATCTAAGCCAAATTGGTATCACTAGGCATGGCGTATTTTATAAGATTCCTGGAGGAAGACAGAGTGGCGATAATAACACATCATGTGGTAATTCATTGATTA